TATCTCAACAGACGAATGAAGTAGTTGCGTCTGACTGAGTAACACAGACAGTACCACTAGACCCATTAGATGTAATTTTAAGCCAGTCATTATCAGATGTGGACTCCTGATCTATGTTAAAAGTTCTGCTTCCGCCGACATGTGTAAGGTGGAAGTAGCCTCCTGCATATCCATCACCATCATAAGTGACTGTATTATCATTACCATCTATGTTCATGTAGTTGGTCGCACCATCAACATCTATTGCTGCAGTAATGTTGTTAGTGTCACCTTGTACAGTCCAGTCTAAATCCAAGTTTGCTGCTAGTGCAGTCATAGCGTGGTTCAGTGTCATAGTGTTGGTATTGCCTGTAACTTGTACATTCACATTAGAACCATCTGCACCTGTGGCATTTGTTTCATCTGTAGACATGTTGAAAGTATTGGTGTCTCCTATAAACGAAAAGTAACCTGTGTAGTTATCTGCCCATATATCACCAAGGAATTTATTTGTATTACCTTTTTGTAAGACATCCAATGTCATAGTTGTACCGTCAATATCTAATGCAGTCATGGAACCAGCTGCAGCGTCAGCGCCACCGATGATGTTACCGCTGCCACCAACTTGTTCTATGTCTAGATTAGATGTAGCACCTGACTGATCTATAAATATCTCGTTGTCAGCTGCATAGAGGGGTGTTGCTACTAAAAGCAACGATATAAGTAGTTTATTCATTCTCACTTCTTTGCTCCCAATACCCTAGTTCTAAACCTTCGAGTATTGTTTCTAAGACTGCTGTTTCCACAGCTGTCTGTAATGCTATATTTACAGATTCATTTTCTACTATACCGCTCTCAATTTCAACTAATTCGGTGTTATTACTATAGAACTTAAAAACGTCTTGTGATATAGAAGCACTCAAAACACTTTTGGTAACTAAAATCTCTATTAAAACTTTGCCTGTAAGAACAGAGATTGTTCGCAACGACACAGTAATACTGTCTTGTCTGTATTCTTTGGATGCTCCAATTCCAAGATACCTGGCTCCAGCTCCACCAGACTTTACGTTTGTTTCATACCCTATGACTCCCCCTTCCATAAGTAGCCCAGCAAAAAGCAGAGGTTTAAGTTGTTGTTTTTCATCAAACTTTTCTCTAGCAGAACGAATTATTTGTCTCTCTTTTGTAAGATGATCTAGTCCTTTGCGTTCTACTACGTCAAAAAAGTTGGAATGTTTAAGAGCTCTAATTAGATAGGCATCGGGAGAAGAAGTTATAGCTGTGCTGAAACTAGCATACTGACTGTTAGATCTACGTTGGCCTGTATCATCTTGAAAGCTTGTTGCATAGACTGCAACGATAGGTTTTTTAACAGGAGGGTTTAGTTCTTTGAGTTCTGTAACAAGAAGAGAACTTACTTTTGCAGGTTCAATATCTCGTAGTGGTGGCACACCATTGTCTAAAGGATCTACAAGTAATGCACAACTAGAAAGTAAAAGAACCGAGAGGTACAGTAATCTCTGTTGTATTGCCTTCTTCATCTGTTATTACTAATGTTACTTTATCGTCCTCTACCCTATATTCTATAGTGTTGCCCTCTAATTCAAGAACACCGAAGTCTGATGCAGTTTCTCCAAACAAACTATCTACTAGCTGTCTTGAAAGTTGTGCGTATATTCTACTCTCTAAGTTACGTATGAATCTAGCTAAGGTTGTGTTGTCAGCCTCTCTTTCTAAATCTTCTACGTAAGCTTGTATTTCTTCACGTATAGCTTCTTTTCTATTGAATTCTTGATTCTCTATAGTCAAGTAATGACTTGATGTACCAACACCTGAGAAACTAGGATTCTTAAACTTATGTGTCATTTCATCAGCACTTAAATAAGCAACAAACAATCCAATGCTTAAAATACTTAAAATAATAAAAATGTTATCCCACCTATCCATTAATTTTATAAGTAAGTAATTACTAACCTCACGCTATCTACTGTATCTATCCAATAAAATGTTATATAACCAAGCGAACTAAATGCAATTAAAAAACAACATACTACTGTGTATCTTTTCCAATTTGCTTGTAATAAATCTATTGAAGTATCAATAAAATTAAATACCTTTTGTCTTTTAGATAGTTTCTTTTTTCTTGCCATGCTTACTCCCTAATTAAATGCCCAAACAAAAACCGCTAATAACCCAATTAAAGACAACAAAATAAATGAGATAGAAATTATTTCTATGGTTCTACCTAATTTATTTAGGTATATCGTATCTCGTTCAGAATTAAACCTTTCGTCTTCATAAATATACTTATCTCTTGGGTATGGTCTTTTCTTTGGCATAGGTTCAAATATTACGTTGTCTATTGAGACTAACTGTTCTTCTTCTATTCTTTTTACTTCTGCCTCTTGGTACTCTGTCCATTTTTTACCATACTTTTCATACATGATGTTGTTAAAGTCTGCATCTAAAAATGCTTGATCTTCAGTCTTTTCTTTGGTCATCTCTATCTGCCTTTGCTATTTTATTACTGTCTATTAATTGCGGTACACCAAGAATTGTTTTTATAAGTGTGTCTTGTCTAATGATTTCATTGTCTAAACTTCTTATGCGATCTATGAGAGCCACTAAGATGCCGTGTTGTGAATCTAACTTAGTTCCAAGTCTATCTTCCATCTGAGATATTTGGTCGGCTACTTTATCATCTAGCACATCTAATTTGGTTTCCATGCCGTCTATTATTCTATTTATAAGTTTCCAAATAAAAATACCTAGTCCTAGAGCAGCAGCTATAGGGAACCCAACTTCTGCTATAAATAAAGTAATATCTTCCATAAATCAATTATACAGCTATTGAAACCAACTGCGAACTTCTCCAAGAACTTCGTTACTAATCTTGACCTTACTTAATAAGTTTTTAAGTATTTGTTCATCAACAGTGCCTTGTGACACTAAATCTACGTAAGTGCAGCTGCGTTCCTGACCAATCCTGTGTATGCGGTCCTCTGCTTGCACTCTAAGTTCTAGGTCGTAGGAGTTAGAATAAAATATCATAGTGCTGGCTTCTGTTAATGTGATACCTCTGCCACCTGTCTGTGGGTTAGATACAAAATATCTAAGTTCACTGTCAGGATCCTGAAACTTCTCTATAATCCTTTGTCGTTCGTCCTGTGGTGTCTTGCCATAATAAGATGCTACAGAACCCTGACCAAACTTTTCAGTAATCGCTCGTTCTAGTTCTTGTATATCTGTTTGAAAGACTGCAAAGATAACAACTTTACCAGACGTTTCTTCTAATAGATCTAACACCGCTTGCACTCTGTTGTTCTTTAATATAATTGTTTCCCCCTCTTCATTACGTAAACTGCCTGCTACTACCTGTTGTAGTCTCATTAACTGAGTCAGTACATTCATAGTAGAAAACAATTCATCTTCTAATATCATAAGAGCTTCGCGTTTCATTGTGCCGTAAGCTTTGTTCTGTTCGTCGGTTAGTTCTACGTGTCTTCTTACATAGACTTTTGCAGGAAGGTCCAGACATTCATCTTTAATCTTTCGTATAGAAAAGTCCCTGATCGATTGTTGTAGCTCCTCTAGTTTTTGAAACCCGACTATCTGTTGAAAGGCATGTCGTCCCATTTGTCTGCGTTGCGTAATTGCGTACCTAGCTTGAAAGGCATAGAAACTACTGAACCCCAAAAGATTTGGAGACAAGAAATAACATTGCGAGTACAAATCAAGTGGTGCTTTGGTTATTGGAAAGCCTGTAAGTATTCTTCTGTAGTCTGCTAGTGGTGCTAACTTAATAAGATGTTGTGTACGCTTAGCTTTTGGATTCTTAATAGTAGTCGATTCATCTACGGCCATCATTACATCGTGCGTGACCATAAACTCTTCTACAAATTTACATGCCTTGACTGTAGCAAAAGCTTCTACATTAACTAAAAAAATATTTAATGTGCCGTCGCTAGGTTCGTTAACCATCTTCTTAAAATCATGTAACCATTTTTGTGTGTGGTTTGGTTGCCACACCAATACGTTACGTTCTATGCGATCAGGTAAATGTTTGTTGACCTCATTGATGTCCCAATTTCGTAAATTACCTTTCGGCGAAACAATTAACAGTCCTGATATTTTACCTTCTTCAAATAAAATACCTGCGTTGTCTAGTAAGATTTTAGATTTGCCTAGCCCCATTTCCAAAAACAATGCAAATAGGTTACGATGGTAACTTTCTTGGAGAGTTTCTAATTGATGTTGGTAGGGTTCACTCTTGAATTCGTAATTTGTTATTTCCATAAGTTCCGTCCTTTATTCTTCGTTATATATTTGAACACGTCTTAAAGTGTTGCAATATATTATATAGATGATATGATGCGTTGGCAACTTTGAGTTGATAACGAAATAAAGAAGGAGTGAGAAATGACAAGTATCAAAGATCTCTTTGAAGAGAGCACCACGAAAGCAGTAGAGGAAATATCAGAAGACTCTATCAAGGACCTCAGTGAATTATGCCAGAAGCTATTAAGAGTAGAAGCTGAGGTAGGCAACACAGAAGAAAGACTAAAGCGACTGAAAGACCAGCAAAGGGAACTATCAGAGCAACTCATACCCGACAGGCTTACACAACTAGGTGTATCAGACCTTAAATTAAATGACGGTTCACGCATATCAGCGGAACCTTTTTACAGTGCCAGAATATCTGCTGCGAATGTAGAAGATGCACACAACTGGCTCAGAGATAATGGACATGGAGATATTATCAAAAACACAATGACTCTTTCGTTTGGTCAAGGTGAAGATAATCTCGCAAAAGAATTGGTTGTAACGTTAACTAAACAAGGGTTCATTCCCGAGGAAAAGGAAGCGGTACACCCAAGCACCCTGAAAGCATTTGTTAAAGAACAAATAGAATCGGGGAATAACACGTTTGACCAAGACATACAGAAGAAGTTTTCTGTGTATCAAGGCAAGCGCACTAAAATAAATCGTTGAACGAAGAAAGAAGGAGAAAAAAATGGCAACGAAGAAAAATGGAGAGGGGACATCCTTAACGTCCCTATTTGAAAACATCGAAGAAAAAGGTTTCGGAGATGTAGGTGCGGAAGACCTCAAGACTCCGCGTATCAGCATAGTGCAAGCAATGTCTCCGCAAAGACAAAAAGCCAGCGCAGATTATGTTGCAGACGCAGAGGAAGGAGACATCTTCTATTCAGGCAACAGTACCTGTGTAAATGGAGACGAAGGTCTCTCTTTTTTACCTGTCTACTACAACAAAACTTTAGTCGAGTGGCGTTTACGTGAGAAAGGTGGGGGACTTGTGACTGTGCATCCTGCAGATTCTGATCTGTTGAATCGATGCCAACGTGATAGCCAAGGTAGATTAGTTACGCCAAGTGGGGAAACTCAGTTGACTACGACTGCTAATCACTATGGTTACGCGCTTATTGATGATACACCCCAAAGGTGTGTTATTAATATGACGGGATCACAACTTAAACATTCGCGTAGTTGGAATACCCTGATACAGGGAACCAAGGTGAAAGGCGAGAAGGGTGCATTCACCCCTCCTGCATACTCGCACTGGTATAGTCTAAAGACGCAAGTGGAATCCAATGATCGTGGATCGTGGTACAGCTATAGTATTACGCAGGAACGGGTGTTGGAAGAGAAAGAAATCGACCTCTTTAAAGAAGCCGAAGAATTCTCTAAGTTTTGTTCCGATGGAGGAATGGATCAGTTACCTGGTCAACAGGCCTCCGCAATCGAAGATAAGTCTAAGTCCAATAAGGATTGGGAAGACTAACTTCATTAGGCTCCAGTATTACCTCACTCAATACTGGAGCCTTCTTTTTGATTACGCATGGAAGAAATTGCAAACAGATTTAAGCAAGTATTCTCAGGATTAGAGAGAGCTCACGGTATTTATGAAATCACAGGACAAAAGAACACTGCAAAAGGTGTTAAGAAAGACGGCAGAGGACGGACATTACAAGAACCTCTTACGTTAGATCTTTGGGAGAAACATTTAAAGGGAGACCTGTCTATTGGTGTAATACCATTGACTGATGATGAAACTTGCAAATGGGGTTGTATAGACGTTGACGAATACCCCATAGATACAAATGAAATACTACAAAGGATAGAAGAAATGAGTCTGCCTTTGTTGCCGTGTATGACGAAATCAGGCGGTGTTCATTTGTTTTTATTTACCAAGGAACCGATACCAGCGTTTAAGTTCCAATCTAAACTAGAGGAGATAGCAGCAGCTATGGGAAGGACAGGAGATGAAATCTTTCCTAAACAATACGAGTGGTCTAAGCAACTACCAAAAGAAAATCAAACAGGTAATTGGCTAAACATGCCTTACTTTGCAGGAGAAGACACAACAAGATACGCACTTAAACCCGATGGAGAAGCTGCGGACATAGAAGAATTTTTTGATTTAGTAGACGAAGTATCAGTAACAGAAAAACAGCTAGACACATTTATAGCTGTAAAGAAAAGCAGAAAGAAACAAATTACTAAACAAGGCAGCATGTGGGATGAAGCCCCACCTTGTTTAATACACATGAAGTTAAATGGAATACCTGAGGGTATGCGTAACAATGCGCTACTTAACTATGGTGTGTTCCTACGCAAAGTGCACCCTGAGGGAGAAGAATGGAAAGACAAACTACAGGAAATAAACAAAACAGTTTGCACAAAAGCTCTGTCTCATAGTGAACTTAATACAATCATACAAAGTTTAGAAAAATCAGAATACAGATACCAATGCAGTAAACAACCTTTGGTAGATTTCTGTCAGAGTGGTATCTGCGTAACTAGAAGATATGGCATTGATGCATCTGAACGTGATCCTAACTTTGGTGGTTTGCGTAAGTATTTAACTGATCCACCACTTTGGCATTTAGATGTAGACGGTAGGACAATTGTTTTAGATACAAAGCAACTGCACAACTTCTCTATGTATCAACAAAGATGTATGGAAGTTCTTAATATATGTCCGCCTGATGTAAAGAAAACAGATTGGGTGGCCAAGCTAAACTCGTTGTTACAAGATGTACAAGAAGTAGAAGTCCCTGCTGACATGACAAAGCAAGGGCTATTGCAAGAAGCTATCTATGAATTCTGCAGACTGTCTGAGTCTTCCTCTAGATTATCTATTGCATCTAATGGTGTATTTAGATACGAAGAGGAGAAGACTAAACAATGGTGGTTTACAGGAAGAGATGCAGTAATCTTTATCCAAGAGTTTAAGAAGATGCGACACATAAAAGAAGCAGAAGTATTTACTGAGCTCAAGAACATGGGAGCTACAAACATAGCTAAGTACATCGACAGAACTGTTGGCAACAAAAAGATTTGGATGTTGGACATATACGAGATAGATGAAGATGCCGTTGACTCTGGTGATTTCAAAACACAGAAGGAGCCGTTGCCTTGGGAAGAGTAACTAAATACTTTGGGCCTCCTGGCACAGGCAAGACTACAACTCTTATGAACATTATAGAGAAGAGTCTTGATGAAGGTGTGCCACCTGAGAAGATAGCGTTTATATCTTTTTCTGTAAAAGCAGCTGAGGAAGGAAAGAACAGAGCAAACATACGATTAGGTCTGGGCTTTGATGAAATGCCTTACTTCTGTACGAGTCATGCTTTCTGCAAAAGAATCATGGGTATATCACAAGTGATGGGTGGCAGAGATGTGTTTGATTTTTTAGAAGACTACGAGTTTAACCTTACTAAGAAGTATGGAACGAATGCGAGAGGCCTTAGGTCCGTGGTCCAAGATCCCTACTTCGACATCATGGAACGTGCGAAAGCTAACTGTCGTACATTAAAAGAAGAGCGATTGTCTTTAGAGAAAGAACAACGTAAGGGAGTTGTGGTTCACATGTTAGAACCTATAGCAGAAGCTTGGGAGTCGTTTAGACTTTCTAGAGTACCTGTTGTGTACTCGTTTGCTGACATGATAAACAAATTCCTAGACGACGGTGAAGCTCCTGAATTAGATCTATTGATTGTTGATGAAGCTCAAGACTTAGCAGAACTTAATTGGAGGCTAGTAGAAAAGTTGGCTTTGAATGCTAAGAAGACTTACATAGCGGGAGACGACGATCAGGCTATCTACGAATGGAACGGAGCAAAGCCCCAGCGTTTTGTAAACTACACAGGTGAAAGCATTGTGTTAGATCAGTCTTATCGCATACCTGGAAAAGTACACCCAATAGCTGAGCGTATATCTAAGCGTATAGTTTCTAGAGAACCTAAGACTTACAAACCTAGAGAGGAACCAGGCACAGTCAGTAAAGTTAGTTCAGTAGATTTATTACCTTTGAGGGAGGGGAACTGGCTTGTGCTTGCTTCTTGTGACTACATGCTCACTGATGCATCTAAAGGATACAACGTCAGAAAGTATTTGATAGACAATGGTTATGCTTTTGCACACAACAACTTTCGTTACATACCTAGAAAAATGAGCATGGCCATACAGATTTGGGACAGACTAAACAATAAAGAAGAGATCACGTTATCAGAGCTTGATGATCTTTATAGCTATTTAGGTAAGACAGGAGTAAAGAGAGGATTTATTACACAGGTTTCGCAGGCTCCGAACCAAGGGCAGTCGTTATCACTGCAACAGATTATAGATAACTATGGACTTAAACCAGAATGCCTTGGTCAAGAATGGCAGACTGTGTTTGATAAAACGATAGACGTAGAAAGAAGAAGTTTTATAGAGAAAGCATTAAAGAACGAAGAAGATTTATTAGGAGAACCACGCATTGTCATTTCGACTATACATCAGGCAAAAGGTGGAGAAGCGGAGAACGTAGCTGTGTACTTAGACTTATCTAAATCACAGAAGCGGACTTCTATGTTACAACCCGATGGGCTACACAGACAGTTCTATGTTGCGATTACACGTACAATAGAAAACCTATATCTGATACAGGCCCAAGATGATTATTACAGGTACGTTATATGAGTTTTGTTTACAAGCCCCCAACGGAGTGGATACCACCCGATAGTTTTCCAACAGAGAAATTATGTCAGGCAACAGAGATTGCTATTGACCTTGAGACTAGAGATCCAGGTCTGAAAGAACTAGGACCAGGTTACATTAGAGGTGATGGCGAGGTCGTCGGTATTTCTTTTGCAATAGACGGTTATGAAGATTACTTTCCGTTTGCACATGAGCAAGGATTTAATTTTTCTAAAAAGAAAGTTATAGAGTTTACTAAAAAGATCTGCGCTACAGGAAGCGACAAGATATTTCATAACTCTAGTTACGATGTAGGCTGGCTGACAAAAGAAGGTGTGCCTATTAATGGTAGGATTATTGATACTATGGTCGTTGCTCCTTTGATTGACGAGAACCAATATTGGTATTCTTTGAATGCACTAGGTCGCGAATACATAAATGAAGGCAAGA